TTCTTTTATAGAAACTCAACTCAAATACCAGCAACAAGTGATTTTACTACAGCACCCAGCAATAGAAAATATGGGTTAGCTAGTGCTTGTGAAACATATTATGCTGGTGCAGATAATAATTCTACACCAAACTATGTTATGTATCATTATTATGATGAACCAAACACAACTTCTGCAATTACTTATAAGGTTGGTTTTTGGGCAAAAAATAGTGGAACATTATATGTAAATAGAAATGTTGGTGCGACTGATAGTTCCGATTATGAAAGATATATGAGTATTATTTCAGCAACAGAGATAGCACAATGAGTACATTAAAAGTAAATAATATAGATACTCAAACTGGCACAACTATATCTGTTGCAAGTGGTAAGGTGTTGACTCAACCTGGTTCAGTAATACAAGTGGTAAGGAAAACTGTAGATCAAAGTGGTCATGCTAGTTCAACATCAAGCTCTTATACAGATATTGCAAGTTCTTCTCTTTCAATAACTCCAAAATTTGCAAATAGTATGATTCGTTATAGTTGTAGTATATATATGCACTGTCAAACAGGAAGCACTAGATTTAAGTATACTATATTTAGAGATTCGACTGATTTATCTACACTTCACTCTTCTACAGCATATGGAGAGTATGGGTCAGGAGCAGACACTTCAAACAATACTTATGATTGTTGGACAAGAGTTACGATTGATTTTCCAAATACCACAAGTGCTGTTGCGTATTCTGTGCAATTTGCTAGAACAGCAGGAGGTGCTGGCTTATATGCTCATGCTAATGGGGTAAATGAGTTTATTCTTGAGGAGATCGCACAATGACTTCTGAATTAAGAGTATCAAATATTGCAGCAGTAGGTGGAACAAGTGCAATGGGTATCGATAGTAGTGGTAGAGTTACACAGCCACAATTAGTTGCATGGAATGTTTTTAGAAATGCAACAATGTCATCAAGTGGAGATGTAACTTATACAGGTACGCATTTAAATGTTGGAACTTGTGTAAATTTATCTACTGGTGTTTTTACTGCACCAGTTGCTGGTAATTATTTAATAACCTTTGCGTGTATTGGAACTGGTAGTGCCACTGGTAGTGTTGATGTATTTTTATATTTAAATGGTACTAAAAATGTAGAACGATTATCTATGAGAGCATCTAATTCTAATGCTAATGAGAATTACTCATCTAATGGAGATGCTTCAGCAATAATAAATTTAAGTGCAAGCGATGAAGTTAAATTTAACGCAAATGTAGCGTTATATAGTGATGGTAATAACTGGATAAGATTTAGTGGGTTTTTAATAGGATAAAGGAGTAAAACATGGCATCAATATCAGAAGCACTTATTGCATTAAACATTCAAGAATGGACAATGACTGGTGAGCCTACATCAGAAGAAGAGTTTAAAGCTCAATTCAAAAAGGTCACTGGGGTCGATTCTAATGGAACTGGAATATTAAGTTCAGATCCAAAAGACTTTGGAACAACGTGGGCAAAAGTATCTGCAAAACAAAAAGAGTTAACAGATGCAGAACCTATGGTAGAGCTTAGAAAGCAAAGAAATGATTTGTTAGCAGAGACTGATTTTTATGCTTTATCAGATGTGACAATGTCTGATGATATGAAAACATATAGACAAGCATTAAGAGATATAACTAAAGACGCAAAACCTACATTAAAAGATGGGGTGTTAGGTAATGTTACTTTCCCAACTAAACCGAGCTAAAAATGTCTAAAGCAAGAGAAGTTGCAAAATTAGGCGAAGTCTTAACCAATGGTCAGATTAGTGGTCGTAGAAACATCGTTCTAAATTCAAAAATGGCAGTTGCACAGAGAGGAACAAGTTTTACATCTCAAACAGCAGACCATTATTTTGTTGATAGATTTAAACTTGGAGCAACAAGTCTTGGCACTTGGACTACATCACAATCAACAGATGCTCCAACTGGCTTTTCTTACTCTGCAAAAATAGAATGTACAACAGCAGACGCAAGTCCTGCTACAACAGATTTGCTTTATTTCTATACAAGATTTGAGGGACAAGACTTACAACATCTTAAATTTGGCACGTCTAATGCTGAACCTATAACTATAAGTTTTTATGTTAAGTGTAGTAAAACTGGTGTTTTTACTGTTAATTGGAGAAATCAAGATGCAGGTAGGTCTATTGGTTCAGATATAACAATTAGTAGTGCAGATACATGGGAATTTAAAACAATTACTTTTTCAGGAGATACTGGTGGTGCTTTTAACAATGATAATGGTTGGTCTGCTAATTTAGAGTTTATGTTGAATGGAGGCACTAACTTTACATCTGGCAATACATTAACAAGTTATGCTTCTCATAGTAATACAAATGGCACACGAGCAGGTGGCACTACTTTAGCATTAGGAGCAAATACTGGAGAAACTATACAATTTACTGGTATTCAATTAGAAGTAGGCTCTGTAGCCACACCATTTGAGCATAGGTCATTTGGGGAAGAACTAGCTTTGTGTCAAAGATATTTTAATATTTTTGGAACAGATACAAGTAATGCTTATGAAAACTTTGGTATTGCTGTTGCTTTTGGATCAGGTTCAGGAAATATTAGAATGGGTCCAATGTCAATGCCAGTTGAAATGAGAGCAATTCCAACAGTTGCACATTCTGGTTCATTTGCTTGTGTTGGACAACTTGTTACTGGAACAGTTTCTGCTATTGCATTAGCTGATGGAGGAAGTACACAACATATGATATTGAATGTTACTGGAAGTCAAACACAGACTTCTGGTAATGTTGCACCATTTAGGTCAAACAATGATGTAGATGCCTTTATTAGTTTTGATGCAGAGTTATAGGGGTGAATATGAAAATAGAAAATGCACAATATGTATTAATAGACGGAACAACAAAAAATTCATGTATTAATTGTATTATAGATGGACTCAAAATGTCTGTGCCATTAGACCCTGCTAACAGACACTATGCAGAAATACTAAAACAAGTAGCAGAGGGAACACTAACCATCAAGGATGCTGAGTAATGTTAGCTTTCTCTGCATTTGCTGAATCTCCCTTTTCTTCATTAGGGGGAACTGTTAGATTTGGAAGCACAACACAAGAGGCTATCTTTTCTAAAGTATCAGCAGGTGTAGCAGAGTTTGTCGGAGAAGCTGATTTATCTGCTAATTTTGTAGTAAGTACGTTAGCTTTTGTCTTGCAGTCAAATGGTGCGACTTTTGAGTTTGCATTTACACAATCGGCAGATGGTGTTAAACTGAAGCCAGGAGTTTCATCGCAAGATATAAACTTCACACAAACATCAACTGCTATTAGAAAAGCAAGTGGTGTAGGAACAGCAAGTGTGAATTTCACACAAACGGCAAATGGAGATATTTTATATGAAGAAATTGTGCCAGCAGATAATGAAACATATACTACTATTACACCGAGTGGTACAGAAACATGGACAGAGATAACACCAAGTGGTACAGAAACATACACAGAAATAGACGCATGAGGACATAATGGCATCAACATATACTGGAAATACTGGGATAGAAAAAATAGGTTCTGGAGAACAAGCTGGAACTTGGGGTACAACGACCAATACAAACTTTGACATTATCGACAGAGCTTTGAATGGAGTTGTGACTTTAAATATAACTGGTGATAAAACATTAACTACGAGTGATGGTGCATTATCTCAAGGACACTATAAAGTTTTAATACTAAGCGGAACTCCAGGTAGTGGATTTAATGTACTTTTTGATCCAAATGATCAACAAAAATGGTTTTTTATTAAAAACAGTACTGGTCAAACAGCAACTATAAAACAAGGTGGTGGCTCTGGATCTACTGTTACTGTACCAAATGGCACATCAACTATTGTCTTTGCAGACGGCACTGGTGCAAATGCTAATGTGAATTCTATTCCGACAGATTTACTTTCTGACACAACTCCTCAGTTAGGAGGTAACTTGGATACAAATGGAAATGCTATATTGTTTGGATCTAGTAAATGGTCTATTGAATTAGATACTGGAGACAATGATTTACTTTTTAAATATAACGGAACAGCAGTATTTAAATTAGCTTCTAACGGAGCTGTAACATCGGCAAATAACATCACAGCTTTTGGAACTGTCTAATGGCGGCATTACAATCATCTGGAGCAATATCCTTTCAAGATATTGAATCTCAGTACAATCCAGGCACTAACTTTCCTAGTAGAGCCTTAACTGAGTTTTATCTAGGTGGTTCTTTAGTTCGAGCAAATGCAGGTAATAATACGGCTACAAATTTATCAGCAGGTGTGCCAACTTCTGGTGCAATATCTCTCAATGATTTTTATGGTAAAGAAAGAGCTTTTAAAAAGACCTATTCATCAACTGCAACTAACCAAACTGGTGTAGGAGTATTTGGTGATGACTTTGCTGTTGACTATCCGAAACAGATTGTAGTTAATTCATCTATAACTGTAGGTGCAACAAGCACGGCTAACCCAGCACTTAAAATAGATAGCACTGGTGCTGGTACTATAACAATTACAAACGAAGGAAGTATAGAGGGTGCTGGTGGTGCAGCAGGTCAAGCTGGTGGTAATGCTCTACAAGTTGACGGAAGTGTTGCTGTAACTTTAGTCAATAATGGAACAATAAAAGCTGGAGGTGGAGGTGGAGGCACTGGTGGCACTGGAGGCAAAGGTGTATATACTGGATCTGCTACTTTTTCTAGTTTAGTTGATGAAGGTGGAGGAGCTTTTGGAAATTATAATACTCCACAAAATAATATGCCAACTTGGATGAATTCAATATATACTGGTGGTGGAGATTTAGATGGTCAGGGTGTAGTTGCAGACAGAAGATGGAGAGGCGTAAATGGACAATATGCAAGATCTGGAGTTGGAGGAGGTGGTGAATTTAGAGTAAATCATAGCGGCAGTGCTGGGGCTGGGTTTAATGCAAACTGTGCTAATAGAGGTCCTCTTTATGTTTCTGCACAAACTAATTTAACAGGTGTATACTCTGTTAGTGCTTCTATTAGCACCTCATATGGAAGTGGTTATGGAACTCCTACCATAAATGTAAGTACAAGTAATGTTACTTCTGGTACATCAATAAGTAATAGCGGAACTGTTAATATAGCATCAGGCACAACATATTATTTTACTGCTTATGGCACAACTTCAAATAATCAAAATTATTATTATAATAGTTTAAGTATGTCTATTTCTGGATCACCATTGGTAACACAAAATGGTGGAGCTGGTGGAGCTGGTGGCGTGGGTCAAGGTTATGATCAAGCTGCTGGGTCTGGGTCTAGTGGTGGATCTGGTTCTAATAATGCAGGTGCTGGTGGAACTGGTGGAGCAGGCGGTGCTTTTGGAGCGGCTGGGTCAGACGGAGGAACTGGAGGTAATGGTTCTGGTACAAGCGTAAGTTATCCAGCTACAGCACCAACAAACGGCACAAGTGGTGCTTCTGGTGGTGCAAGTGGTAAATCTATTCAAGGTGTTAGTAATGTTACAGAGAGTGGCAGTGGAACTAAAACTGGAGCAACGGCATGATAAAAGCGTTAAAATTCAAACCAGGTATTAATAGAGAAGTTACACCTTATTCAAATGAAGGTGGTTTTTTTGATGGTGATAAAATACGTTTTCGTATGGGGTTTCCAGAAAAGATAGGTGGTTGGGAAAAGTATTCTCCTAATCAATACTTAGGTAGTGCTAGAAGATTACACAACTGGATAGGATTAGATAGCTCCAATTTTCTTGGTATAGGCACACATCTTAAATATTATATAGAAGAAGGTACAACTTTTAATGACATAACTCCAATAAGACAAACTACAAGTGCTGGAGATGTAACCTTTTCTGCATCAAATGGTAGCACTACAATAACAGTAACAGACACAAGTCACGGTGCAGTTGAAAATGATTTTGTTACTTTTTCTGGAGCAGCGAGTCTAGGTGGCGTAATAACGGCTACAGTTTTAAATGCAGAATATCAAATTGTTAGTATATTAGATGCTAATACATATACAATCACATCTTCTGTTGCCGCTAATTCTTCTGACACAGGTAACGGTGGAAGTAGTGTGGTAGGTACTTATCAAGTTAACGTAGGAT